GTTGTCGAGGCCGCGCCGCCCGGCCACGCCGTACTTCTCCTCGTACTGCTCGTGGGTCAACTTGCCCTTCAAGCCAGACGGGTCGGCCTTGACGCGCTGCTGCACCTTGTCGAACTCGTCGCTGATAGCCTTGGTCATCCCAGTCACGTTGATAGGTGACTTGCCGCCCAGCGCGCCCCGCAGGACATGACCTAGCTCATGGCGGTAGCTCCCGATACGGGTGTCAGACCCGCAGAGGATAGACCGCTCGCCTAGGTCCGCCACGGCTTCACCATTGACGGGGGCGTTGGACTGCGTGAACTTATTCAACACAGCCAAGTCGTAGGTCGGGGTCTCAGCGAACTGCGCCTTGGCGTTGGCAAGGTTGCCCGTGCCTATCTTGTCAAGCCGGCCGGGGTCGCCCAGCTTGGTCAGGTGCAACACGGCGTCCTTGATTTCGGTGCCGCCTTGCAGGATGGCCGACGATACCTCGGCCCGCACCACGGGGTCGCCGCCTATGCCGGCCTTAATGGCAGCCGCCGACAGCCCGGTAGCCTGCGCCACAGCGGGCAGCACGGCCGCTAGGTGGGCCGCTACGGCTTTGGGGGCCGTAAGCCCCTTGGGGCTGCCAGGGGCCGCCACGGGCTCACTAGGGGCCTTGGCGGGGCTGCTGGGGGCTTTGGCAGGGTTGCCAGAGGCTTTGGTAGCCGGTGGGTTGCTGCCCTTGCTACCCTTGCCCACGGCCTTCACTAGCGCCTCCTTGTACTCTTGCACCTTGGGGCTCGGCGTGCCGGGGTGGGCCTTCAGCCCTTGCAAGTTGCCGGCCTTGGCCAGCGCCTCCAGCTCGCCCACGGCTTTCAGGTTCTCTTTGACGTTGCCCTTGTTGCTGCTGACGAAGGTGGGCTTGCTCGGCAGGTCACCGCCGCCGCCAGAGCAACCCGGTCCAGTATGTTGGTTGCAGCCTTCGGGGTTTGCGTTACCGGCCAGGACGAAAGGGCGGAGGGTTCCTCCGATATTCCCTACGGGCTTGCCCGTGCGCGGGTCCATGAGCTGCTCGCCGTCCTTGACCTTGACGACCGGCGGGTTGTTATCGCGGTCGGCCTGCGCGCGATCATCTTCCAGCGCCTGCTGGTCAGCTTGCTGCTGTGCCTGTTCCTCTTGCTTCTCCTCGACGGCCTCCTCGGCGCTTTCGAGCATCTGCTCAGCTTCTTCCTGTGGCACTTCAAGTATGCGCGTAAGGAAGTCGAGCGGCGTGACCAGCGCTTCGACGCCGCCGCCGACGTAGGCCGCCATCGCCGTGACCTTCGCGTTGGCGATGGTGGCTTTGTCCTGCTCGCTGGTGGTGACCATGTCGGGCCAGTCCACGCAGAACTCGCTCGGCTCAGGCAGCACGCCCAGCATGATCAAGCGGTTGACCAGCGGCACGATAACCTTCGGCGTCAGGTAGTTGTTCTGGCGTGCGCTCATGCGCGCCTGCCAGCTCCCTAGGTCTTGGCTGCTGGCCAGCTCACCGCGCTCGCTGCCCATGAAGATGCGTTGCGGCACGCCCAGCACGATGCAGATTGCTTGGATGTGCGCGTTGATCTGCTGCGTCGGGTCTACGACCTGCGGAGCCAACGGCTTGATAGCCATGCCGCTTGTGACGAGGTATCGCTGCAAGCCGTTGGCGTAGTTCTCCAGCGTGTCGCGCAGGTCGTCGGCGTCAATGGTCACGTCGCCGCCTAGCTGCGGATGCGTCTCCAGCGACATGCCGGGGAATGCACCGCGCCAGTACATTTCGGCGCTGCCGCCGTAGGTCTTGCGCAGGTCCATCAGTCGGTTGAAGACCGGGCGCATACGCGGCACGCCCGCGTTGTCTTGCAGGTGAACGACGCGCGTCCAATGCACGTTCTGCGTTTGCGTGCTCACGCTCGCGCCTAGCTCGCTGATGGGGCTGGCGAGGCTGATGCTGTAGAGCGTGGGCTGGCCGAAGCGCGGGCTGCTGCGGTCGCTCTCGACTTGCTGGACCTTGGCCTGCACCTCGCTGAAGCTGTTGAGGTACAGCAGCTTCTTCGCCTTCTTGGCGGGCTTGCTCAGCTCATCACCGTCGTCCAGTCCCAACAGCAGCACGCCATAGCGGCCGATGCCACTGAGGATGTCGGCTTGCAGCAATGCTTCCCAGATGGGATTACCCTGCTCGCCCAGGAAGAAGTTCTCCTCGCCGTACAGCCCGGTCACCAGCTCCTTCCAGGCCGCCTCGAAAGCTGTCTCCTGCTCGCTGTCCTCGTCCTCGTAGATTGTAGGCTGCACAACCCACGACTCCTTCGGCAGCAGCTCAACGACGCGCGTGGCCACGGGCTCGCGCTCATAGAAGTCGTTGTAGTTGTCAATGGTGATGGCATCCGTCTTGGGATAGCCACACTCATCATCAATATCGCGGCGCGGGTCAGGGCTGCGCGAGATGCGTGACGCCAGACTGTAGTTGGCGTTACTGATGAGCTGCTGCACGCGGTTCAGCGTAATCCAGTCGGGAAGACCGGCGAGGTGCGAGCCGTTAGACTTCGGCATGATCGGGCTCCAGTCGAGCGAGTTGTGCTTGGCAGTCGGTTACGTCTTGTCGCAGCCACGCGATGCGTCCTTGCAAGGCCGACAGGTCCAGGTCAACGCGCTCCACCTGAGCCTTCCCCTCAGTAGCATTGTACCGCAAGACTTGCTGTAGCGGTACGCTTTTAACCCGCTGTAGCTCGACTAGGTCGGCTACCTGCCGCTCCAGCCCCCGCAGCTCGGCCGTAACCACGGCCAGCCTAGTACGCCAATAGGTGCGTTGCAGGACTAGCAACTCCTCGGGGTCGGCGGGTGGCGGCCACTCTGGCCCGCCGTAGCGTAGGGCGCTGTACTGCCAGCCATCGGGGAACAGCAGCCGCCCGTCGCCGTAGGGCACGGGCTCGCCATGTTCCTGCTGGAACCTGCGCCAGTAGGCTTTCCAGTCCAGCCGCACGCTCAGCGGCGCAAGCTGCTTCTCGGTGGTGATCGGAACGGCAGAAACGAAGCGGACAGGAGGCATCGTTACACTCCGTAGAGAACTTCTAGCCGACTCTCGAATAGCTGGAACGCCGTGAGCCCGTTGCCGCGCACTTGCACGCCGAGATGCTTACTGACGCTCTGCATCGTCAGTACGTTGAACAGGGCAAGCACGTCCACGGCCAACACCGTCGGCTCGCGGCGGTCGGACTGCGGCAGCAGCGCAGCCTCGATGATGTTCGTCGGCCCATCATCGAAATAGACCAGCCGCGCTTGATTGGCGCAGAGGTTCGGCGTCCAGATATGCACCCAGCGAGCAGCACGCGCGAAGCACGTCCCCAGCTTGAACGGAAACGCCTTCGTGCTTGGGCTCAGCGCAATACCGGGGAACGTCCAAGTCGGGCCGGGGGATTGCACGAGCGGCGTCTGCACTGGCCCGAAGAACTGGTAAACGACTGGGATGTGTGGCACTTCAAGTCTCCTTCTGGTTGCTCACTGTCGGCACCTCCACAGTATGGCCGCCGTGACTAGCACACAGACCGCCGTACCCGCAGCTATCAGTTGTCCAGGGTTCAGCAGATAGCCCAGCGCGATGCCAACGCTCGCGGCCAGCGCCGTAATTGCAAGGAACAGCAAGACTCTCATCACTTCTCTCCTTGCGGCGGGAACCGCTTGTCGCGCTCGGCAAGCATCTTGTCGGCATACCGCGCATGGTCCTCTGGGTCCATGGGCGTTCCACCGAGAATGCGAACGAGCCTTGCCGCAGCGTACAGGTCCCATGCGCGGCGGCGCTCGCTCTTGGTGACTTCGTCCAGGATGGTAACACGCACCTCCCCAGGAAGCTGATTGTAGCAATCACACTCTTGCGGGTTCTGCTCGGGCATCAGTCTTCCTCCTTCGGCAAGCGGTAGACGAAATGGTAGGCATCGTTGCCGTTGTCAAGACGCAGCACGTTCAGCGCGCGGAAGCCCATGTAGCGCAGGAACAGGTGGCAGCCGAGGTTCGTATCGCGCACGTCGCAGACGATTCGTGCGCGCTGCTGCGAGAGCTTGCCGACCAGCTTGCCCACCAGGAACTCGCCCACGCCACGGCGGCGGTACTGCCACGCCACGGCGAGGTTCTGCATGACGACCCTGGAGCGCATGAGCTCGTAGATGATGAAGCCCACCACCTCATCGCCGTGCTCGGCCACGAAGCCGATCACGTTGCGCTTGCCCAGCGCCTCCTTGAAGTCGTCGTAGGTCCAGGGGTCGTCGTAGGACTCCTGCTCGATGGCCATGACCTCTTCCATGTCGCGGCGCAGCATGAAACGGCACTTGACTGACAGCCTGCGCGAGTTAAGCATCTTCGCCATGATCGTACCTCCGTTCATACGCGCACGACTCCCGCCTGCTGGCGCACGGCACGCGGCGTCAAGCCGAATACGGCCAGCACCAGCGCGTCTGCTTCATCGGGGCTGCACCCTAACAGGTCGGTGAGGGTTTGCTTCGTCTGGTTCTCGTCGCGGCGGGCCTTCGGGGGCAGGTACAGTCGCCCTTCCTCGTCGTACAGCAACGGCAGCGGACTCAATTGCCTACGCAACTCAGTATACTCGGCGGGCAGGGCAAAGCCCTTGCCGTTGGCCGGGTCCAATCGCTCGCGCAGTAGGCCGTACATCTCGGCGCGCCGGTTCTTGTAGACATAGCGCACCTCGGTCTGCCGCTTGCGCTGCTCCAGCGTGGCCATGCCATGCCTCAGCTCGGGGCTGGCCGACTCGCCGAAGGCCACGGTGCGCACGTTGTGTCCTTGCAGCCGCAAGCGGTCAGCGTGCTGCTTGCCGCCGCCCCCCGCGTCGAACAGCACGTTGCTCGCCAGCACGTTGTATTCCCGCATGAGCGCCAGCGTGCGGGCCGTGATAACGCTCGTGTCGGGCGTGCGCAGAGCCTCCAGGTAGATCAGTCCGAACTCGTCGCATACGGCATAGGCCGTCTTGTCGCCCCCCGCTGCGCTGTCGATCCCCAGCGTGCGCGCGTTGCGCTTGCTGCCGGCCAATTCGCGCGCTCGCGCCTCAGCGCGGTTGAGCCAGTCAGGCGGGTATAGCAGCACCTCAGCGCCTTCGTAGAACTCGGCGTCAAGGCCGATGCTCTGCCGCACCTTGTCCCAGTTGGCGCGCCGCTCCAGGTACTCGGCGTAGGGCAGCACGCCGGGAACCAGCATCTCGCCCGTAAAGGCTTCGTCCCGCGCCAACTGCTTCAGCGCAAGGCGGACATTGGGGCTGGCCTCGGCCTTGATGCGGATAACCTTGCTGCGATAGGTCGTTCCGTCCACCGTGCGCTTGTCGCCGGCCTTCACGCCCTTGTAGAAGAAATTGTTGCAGGGGTAGGGATTGCCGATCACCAGCTTGCGGTCAGCCCAGGTGTCGGCGCGCTCGTAGCTTACGTCGTCGACGCCCGAGGCTTCGTCGGCAATGAAGAGTGTACGCGGCACGCCGTCTCCCGTCTTGGCGATGTGGTGTCCCAGCATCCCCTCGCCCTTCGCTGCTACCCGGCCAATCAGGTAGCTCAGGCCGTCCACCTGTCCCTTGATCACCTTGCGCAGATGCAGGTGGTTGACCAGCAGCGGTCCGCCCTGCTCCGTTGCCAACGGGTACTCGCTCGTCTGCAAGAAGCGCCTGATCTCTCCCCATAGCACCCCCTCCAACTGTGTGTGGTCTACGGAAGTGGTAACGACGCGGCAAGGCGTGCGCGACAGGAAGAACCACAGCGCGATGAACGCGGCCACGAAGTCCTTGCCGAGCATGTTGCCGGCCGGAACGTAGGTCTCGTGGTTGTCTCGCACCGAGTAGATGATCTCCCGCTGTTCCTTGTAGAAGGTAACGTGCGGCCAGCACAACTCGGCCAGCGCCAGCGGGTCAACTATCTGCATCGCCCTCCTCCTGTTGCGGCGGGCCGGAGATGCTTATCGTAAAGCTCTGGACGAACGTGGCGTTCTCGACAGTGAACTCGACCGGCTGCCCGATGGAGAAGACGCGCAGCATGTTCGTGAGCACGCGCTCGTCCGCGTAGTCCATCGCGGTGAGCGTGAAGCTTTTGATGCGCCCCGTCAGCACATTCTGTGCGAATTGAAACTGCATTACTTACGACTCCGCTCATCTTCCAGCATCGCCGCCAGTACGCACTCAGCCAGGGTATCTTCGCGGACAGTGTTCCACTCGCCGCCTGCGTCAAGCCAAGTCAAAACCTTGTGCTCGCCGTCGTCGGCCCAGTAGAAGGTATTGGGGTGCAGGCGGCAGAACCACCCCAGCGCGCGCCGCCATCGCTCGGCCTCGGCACGCGCAATCTTCGCCCGATAGTTCGCCCAAGCGACCAGCAGGCAGGCAGCGAGCAGTCCCGTGAAAACAATCTCAGCGGCCATTGTTCGCTCCTCTCATATCAGCTCCTCATTCTGTGGTCTGTCGGGTAGCGGCTCTTTGCTGCGTCGGGCGATGGCGACCGCGATCCCATAGTTAAGCCAGCCGTTGACCTGTGCGTACCTGTTGGGGTTGCGGTCATGGTTCGCATTGCAGGCTTGATTGAGCGCGTGCTCCATCTCGCCGCAGTATGTTCTTCTCTCGCTCATGGCGTTCCCTTCGTTTCCGGTTCTTCCCGATCATTCCAAACGAATATGGCCTTGCCCCTTCCCTTGTCGGTTATGACCCATCTCGCGTACCCGCGATTGACAGCACTCCTGCGCATGGCCGTGGCATCGTCAGCGAGGAAGATGCCGGCCAACACAAAACCAAAGAGAACCCCGCAGCCGAGTCCAACGGCGAGTGCAATACAATCCATGAGCTATCGCCCTTCGTGTATCATCGCAGGCTCCCCGACGCGCCCGCCCCAAAACCGCTTGGGAATGTCACGCTTGCCTAGGTTGAATGTCACAAAGGAACCACAGCGGTCCATTATGACAACGTGCAGACCCCCTCGATGCCAGGACAGGCGAGGTAGGAACCGCACCATTGCGATTGACCAGCGGCCAGAGAAGTAAATCCACCAGTATCCGTCGGCCTTCTCCGATAAGGGTGGCACGTTGTCGCTCTTGTTGTGCTGACGTGATCGTGTGCGAGTAGTCATGTTGGCCTCCAATCTGCCGGCGGCACGCGGTCTAGGTCGGTGGGGTCGGCGAGCACGATCTGTGCTGCGTATACCCAACCGTCCTTTCCGGCAGTCCACTCCGTCTGACCAGCAGCCCACACAAGCAGCGCGCCGGTGACAGACACGCCGGCGTAGTGCGAGCGAATCCACATAGCGGCAGCGTGCGCACGCGCCCAGACCTTAACGCCCTTGGGCGTGTCCGCGTCCGGCTGCTTCCAAACGTAAGGACGCTGGCGCAGAGACTCTTTCCACGGCGGGAGGCTCGCAGGGTCAAGGTCGAGGCAGGTACACCGTATCCACGTCGTCCCCTCGGGACTACGCCAGATAGAACCTCCCAGATAAGGCTTCTGCTCATAAACGTAGACTAAGCCGCTTTCGTATACCACAACCCACTCGCCCCAGACTGCTTGCCAGAACTCAGGGCTATCGTACTTAATCATCTTGACACCTCTTGCTAGGGTCTTCGTGTGACAAGTTCCACACTCGAATGTACGCCGCGCCGCACACCAGCGCCATGCCGGCAAAGAAGCATGGACCGAGCAGATGCATATAGCTTCGCGCTAGTTCTTCTGTGAGCGGCACGTCGAGCCACTCGTGCCGTATTCGTATCACCCAAGCCCAGATGCCGGCCAAGTAGACCATCACTACGCCAGCGTAGAGAACGTGGTCAACGGCCCTCATGCTCTCGCTCCTGTCGCCGCGCGACCACCAAGGCCAACAGCCACACTGCCACGCCGACACCGGCCAGCGCGCAGCCCGTGTTCTTCACGCCGAACAGCCAGAGTACATAGCCTGATGCGGTGAACAAGAAGCTAGTCAGGCACAGGACGAATACGTTCATCGTCGGCTCCTACGGTTCGGTGGGGACGAAGCGTACTTCCTCTACGGAGCCGCGTCCACCGCAGCCCATGCACAGCCCGTACATTTTGCCAGTGTAGTTCATTCCGCGACCGTGACACATCGCGCAGGGGACTTGCTTGCCGGTCTTCTGGTAGTAGCCCGGTCGCCCCTCACAGCCGAGCAACAGACAGAGACAGAGCAGTAGGTACTTCATCGTCGGCTCCTAGAGAGACCTCAGCAACTTACGAATGCACAGAGTATTCAAGCTCATCTCATGGCACTGCGCCTCGCGTTCTAGTTCACAGCGCAACCCGAGCGACATTCGTACCGTGATCGCGCTAGGGCTCGTACTCGCTCGTAGCTCCGCGTCGGTACTCTGTGTAGCCGACGGCAAGCTGTTCAGCTCGTAGGCCAGCGCTTCGAGACATCCGGCCTCACGCCGCAACCGAGTCGCGACGTTCAGCAACGCATCGGCATGGCACTGGAGTGAATCGCTCATCTAATCGTTCGCCTCGCTGTAGAAATGCTTGTCAAGGTAGCAGCCCTCGCACTCGTTGCTACAGAATACTTCGTCGTCCCAAGCGTTCCAGTACCACGCACCGCACCACTGGCAGCGGTAGTAGCCGAACCACTCAGCGACCGTCGTCAGCCACCGTGCAAGTAAGTGCATGACTGCGCTCCATCAAGACGTTATGGGAGGCGTACCCCAGCGCGCGCACACAGAACTCGTTCAGGCTCACGCGCTGTAGGTAGGCCGCGTCGAGCAACTGCTTGTGCAGGCTTGCTCCCATCCTCACTGTCACCACGGCGGGCTTAACGGTCTGCCCGCTGTTCGCTCGCTTAGTTCTAGCCATGTCAGGCACCCTTCGTATACCAGAACTTACGACCGCCAGAGCCCAGCTTACAGCCGAACGTCTGGTCGTCGTTGGACAGGACTTCTTCAATCGCGTCTACGGGCAGGTCCATATCTTTGGCCACAGTGACAGCGCGCGTCGGCCCCATCGTCAGCAGATAGGTGCGCAGCCGCTCGGTCAGGCTCATCGTCCCGTTGGGTTGCGAGACCAGCTTCAGCGATGGACTAGCTATGGGAATCTCGACGGGATCGGTCGTGTCGGCTGCGTCGGTGCGCGAGACAATCCGTTGCGCGCATACGACTAGATCGTACAACTTGCGCAGCCGGCCCAACTCGGCCTCGGTAGCGCGAATGCTTTCCTCCAGGACAGAGACGTTCGCGCCTGCCAGTCCCTTCTCGATTGAGCGCACCGCCAGCGTGCGGCGACGCTTATCAATACTGCTGGCAGGCGTCTTGGCACCCTTCTTCATCACGGCACTCCTTTCGTGTATGGTGCGAGCCGTCGCCTACAGGGCAACTGAATCGGTATCCACAGTCACTTCGGTCAGGCATTGCGTGACGCGGGCACAGACCCCCTGCAACCACAGAGATACTGCTGATGTACCCATCAGCCCGATCCGCTCGACAGAGCTAGCTCGCGTGTTCACTTGCTACTGAGACCCACTTCGTCGTCGAGACCGACTGCGGGCACAACGCGCTTGCGGCAGGCAGGCAGCTCGGGGAACAGCTTGTCGAGCATGTCCTGCGCGTCTTGCTGCCGCTCGTAGCGGTAGGGGCGATTGCCTTCGGGCACCGAGGGCTTGAGGCTGTGCCAGTTGCCCTGTCGGTCTTGCACCTGCATTTCGTACATTTCACTCCCCTTCGGCTGGCAGCAGCTTGCCTTCAATCACATCAGGTGAGCTGCGGCGGTCCTCGAATAACCGATCCCAATCCATTGTAACGGCGGCTTGCACCTGCACCTTGTCGGGCGCAAACAGACCCTTGTGCTTCATGGCCATTTCAACGCCTTGGGCCTTGGGGCTCAGGCGCAGCTTCGTTTTGATAGTGCGCTCACCCGTCTCAGGGTTCACGAACACCTGTTGGTCAATGCCGTCTATGCAAGCCCGCGCACGCTCGTTCATCTGCGGGATGGGCAGTACCTCACCCTGCGCGTCAACGAAGTCATGCGCGTCCCGCGTTGCCAAGTAGTACAGTTGCCGCAGCGCCTCTTCACGCGTCAGCTCCAGCTTTGCTAGGTCCTTGGCTTGTAGCGCGCCAATCGCTTGGCTGACCAGCCTGTGTCGCAGCAGCTTGGCTCCCGCTACGTCTGGCACCTTGTATCCTGCAGCTTGCGCAGCACGTTTGGCATTCTGGTCAATGCAGTATTCATGGACGAACTTGCGCTGGTTGTCGGTCAACCTTTCAGGGTTCACACCTCTCTTCATGAGTTTGTTCCTACCCATGACTACCTCCCTGCGACCTATTGTTGGGCCAATCGGCATTGTGCCATCGGTTTGTAACCCTATAGGATTACTGTTGCCAAACACGGGTTTACACTCGTCCCACCACCAGTATAATAGCTCTTGGCGGGGTCTACTTACTATACTACTTTAGTAGTTAGTATGCGTTGGATGCCGATCAATCACTGATCACTTCGGCGTAGAGCCGGTGGAACCGCTCGGTCAAACGCCAGCGTGTCTTGCCTGCCAGCCCCTTCACGTCTGATTGGAAGGACTCGGCTACGCCAATCGCCTTGAGGAAGCGTAGCAGCACCCGCGTCTTCTCTTCGGTACGATTCGTGTGCATTGCAAGGGTCTGTACGGGCAGCCCCGCTTGCCCGCTGTGGTAGAGGTGGGCCGCAATCGCCATGCTCAGCCCGCGCGAGGTGTCTAGCGCCACGCGGCTTACCCGCTGCATCACTGCGCTTGACACCGTCGTTTCGTTGAGCACGAAGGCGAGGCACTTCGCCAGCCGCACGAGCTGGCTGACCAGCCGTGTAGCAAACTCGCGTTCGGCGTGCTCTTCCTGTCTTACGCTCGGCCGCGCCCGCATGAAGGCCGTAAACTTCCCCAGCCGCGTACAACGCCGCTTGGCCGCGTCGTCCATCTGCACCTGCGCCAGCTTGGCCGCCGCGTGCTTGCGCAAGTGCCCTACGTAGCCGCCCGTGAGCTGCATCGCCTCGGCCAGCTCGGGCTCGTACTGGCTTATGGCCTGCCCGTTGCTTTCGGCGGCCATGTTTCGGTCGGCTTGGTTGGCCTTGCGCCACAGGATCTCGTCCTCCAGGTCCTCGTCAATGCCCTCCATGATGACGCAATCCAGGAACCGCTCGCCCAGCTCGCTCTGGTCCAAAGCTCTCAACGAAGAAGTGCCGCACAGCAGCCATGTCATGCGGATGCCCGCGTAGTCCTTGCTCATCGCGTTGCGGTAGTGCGTGCGGGCCGTGCTGTCGTACAGGTCGCGGGCCTCGGCCAGTATCTGCGGCAGGTTCGGGCTCTGCAACAGCGTGTCGCCATCCTTGGTCACTAACGTCTTGTCCTTCACCAGCGGGATGAGGCTGTTGTCCACCTCCTTGCCCTGCTCCCCTTCCTGCCGGTAGCCGCTGTGGAAACCTCGTATCGTGCTCTTGGCCAATACATACTGCGCGTTGACACTGAGGGCTTCGCACAACGTGCTCTTGCCACAGGCTGCCGGCCCAATCACCTTCACCCAGAGCTGGTCTCCGACGGCCTTCGTGCTCGCGACCGAGGCCAGCATCACGGCCAGCGCATGGTCCAGCCCATCCGTCCACTTCAATGCCTTGCGCCACGCATTGATCACATCCTTCCAGCGACTGCACGGCGCGCACTCCATCGCAACACTATGCCTCCCCGAGCGCACGCGCGGCACATCCACCAGCCAGTCTTGCGGAACGTCGCGCACCTTCGCAAGCAGCGTGCCCAGCGCCGCCACCCTGTCTGCCGGCGCGCGGCTCTTGGTCAGGTGATCGCGCACATCGTAGCCGTTCGGCAGCGCCGGGTCGTAGCCGTCTTGCCCCCAGCACAGGTAGCGCACCACGGTCGGCGGCTCAGGCGCAGCCGACAGGATACGCGCCACGCGGCGCATCCCTTCATACCCCGCGCTGCCCGCACGCTCGCGAGGATAGTCGTTGTCGTACAGCAGCACCACATCCATCCCAGCAAACAGCGGCAGCCACGACTCGAAGAACGTCGTGCAGCCCGGCACCGCCAGCACAGCCGCTCTGCTGAGCAGACTGCGGTCGGGGTTCGCCGTGAGCACCAGCTTGCCATCGTCGACCGACTTGGCGATGCGCAGCGTCTCCCACAGCGCCAGCCCGTCCCACGGCCCTTCGCACAGATAGACCGTGCGACAGCCCTTGCCCGGCAACCCCGGCGCACCGTGCAGAGCGTGGCCCAGCCCCGGCACAGGCAGCAGCCGGCGTCCCTGCCCGTGCCGCACATAGTGATAGAGCTGTTTCAGGCAGCCGTCGGCAGTGTAACCCGGCACAACCCAGTCACCCGTAAGCCGACTGCGGCAGATACCCCACGCCATCAGCGTCTCGGGGTACAGCAGCCGGCGCGACGCCATCAGCTCACTGTAGTCCTCGGTCTGCTCGTCGCTTGCGTCATGCAGCAACTCCAGGAACTGGCTGGCGTTCCCGCCGCCCTTGTCCGTCCCTTCACCGCAGACCCAGCACCGCCACAGCCCGGTCTGCGCGTTGACGCTGAACTTGCCCGCGCGCTTGCACCACGGACAGTCGCCGGTGAGCTGCTCGCCCACGCCCAGCAACGGCACGCCCAGGAACTCGTAAAGACGACGATAGTTCACCACGCCTGTTGAAACGCTTGGCATCAGTAGTTCCTTACTTCCCAGAACACGGTATTGAATCCAGCCACCGTCCCCCAGCACACGTCGTAGACAGAGAACTCCACGACGTGGCCAGGGTATCGCTCCAACAGGTCGCGCAGCCAATTCCAGCTACGCTCGTTCATCGCTTGTCTCACCAGCACCATCGCCGCCAGTCCGCAGGCATACGCGGTGCAGGCTTGCAACGCATCACGCATCGGCAGCTTGACCGTACTGTAGGTCAGTTGCCAGCCGCCCACATCCTCCATTACTTCGCCCTGAATTACCGTGCGCGGCGTGGGAGCCATCGCGCTGATATACAGCCCGTCCACGCCATACTCAGTAGCAGCCCGCTGCCACACGCCCGCCAGTTTACGCCGTGACACGTTGTACCAAGTGCGCCCGCCGGCCGTGCGGTTGCGCACGTGAAACGGACCGCGTGCCGCACTGGCCAAGCAGTCCTCCAGCTTGGGCCACGTTGGCGCAGCGTTGCCGAACTCGCCGGCAGCGTAGCGGCGCACGAAGTCGGCCTTGTCCAATACGGGTCGCATACTTGTTCAACCGTCAAGCGCTGCGGTGGGCGTAAGCGGCGCGCGGCTTTGGGCTTCCCAGCGTTCCTTGCGGCGCTGCAACCACAGCTTGCCCGCCAGCCGCCAGTCGCTCGCGGTAACTTGCTCCATCAGCTCCAGCGCGCTGTTGTCGCCGTAGTACAGCCGCAGCTTGTGCTTGCGGAAGGCAGCCATCATGGGCCGCGCAACGTGCTCCAGGAAGGGTTCCTTGAACGGTGCGCCGTCAATGCTGTCCACGAACCTTCGCACCTCGGCGTCGAAGAGCTTGACATTCCAGCACAGCACCACTCCGTCGCTGCTGACGTCACGACCGTAGGCCAGCGGCCGAGACCCGTACACCGTCAGGTCGTTGTCCAACCACTCTTTCGGCTTCCAGTTGTCAAGGTAAACATGCAGATTGTTTGTGATCTGGTGGTAACGGCCCATCGGCACGTTCAACCGACTGGCCACGTACTCCAGCAGAACGGCGAACTGCACGGCGTTCGCGCCCAGCAGCCCCCAGATCAGGTCGTTGCTGCGGTTGCACACCGTCACTTCCAGCTTGCCGTTCACCAAAGCGAAGTAGGCGTGCGTATTGCAGCAAACGTCCTTCGTCCAACTTACGTTCATCAGGTCGTCTTGCACGTTCCACATCTGCAAGACCGCCCGCCGACTGTCGGGCTTGCTGCGCAGGTGATCAACGATCAGGTCGAGCTGGTCAACCCCGTGCCGCCAGCGGTAGCCGTAAGCACCATTGAACGTGATGCCGTTGTCGCTGGCCACGTCAGCGATGTGACTGTTGTAGTACCGCAGTGGCTCGACATCATTGCGACCGGCCAGCAGCCACAACGCTTCGAACAGATGGAAGAAAGGATTGGCGTCACGTGCGGGATGCAGCAGCACGCATTCGCGCGGATAGGCGTAGCTCACCACAACCGGCTCGGGCACCATGAGTACATCGCCGGCGCGGCTGCTCGTGCGCACCGTCGGCAGGTCGCGGTTGTGAATGCCGCGCACCAGCCCCTGAAAGGCGTCGTTCACGTTGCGGAAGAAGAAGTGCATGACTTGCTCCAAGGTAAGAGTTCGGGGTGCAGCGGCTCCATTGTCACTGCATCGTACACGGCCAGTCCCAGGAAGTGCGCCAACGCCAGTTCGGCGGTAGCGCCCACGCTGCGCTCCCAGCCCGGCAGTAGTGCAATCGCACTAGATGCCATGATGGCGGCGCTATCCACGGCCCAGACATGCCGCAGATGATCAAGCGTTACCACGCTGTCCGGCAGGTAGCCTAGCGCGGCATTCGTGGCACGCGGACTGAACACTTGCCAGCCCGCAGCGACCCACGCCTGTTCGGCCTGCCGGAAAGCGGCGGCGTTCCAGCCCGGCAGCCCGCGAAATGGCCCGGCAAGGTAGATTTTCGGTTGGTTGCTCATAACTGTATTCCATTATACGGCAAGGACTTACGACAATTCCGCGCCAAGGCGGCTAAATCTCCTTGCAATTACTGGACGATTAGCAATAATGAACACGTTGGCTGCGAGTGCAACCAACCAGCCGCCCGCCTGATTGCGGGCAACACGGGTGCCAGCCATGTTTCCTGCCAACCACAAGCCGCTGCCGGTTGCCGTGGCCTACACAGGCCGACACGGCAAGCGCTGCACACGGCGCTTTGCCAACGCCTACGCGGCACGGCAATTCTACGTGGCCAAGGACAAGCACGGTGCGCACCCCCAAGTCCTAAGGAGCGATGCTATGAGTACTGGTCTGACCGACGTTGCCGCCACCACCCCCGCCCCCGCCCCCGCTGCCAAGGCCCCCAAGCCCAAGCAGACCAAGGCCGCCGCCCCCAAGGCCGCCAAGCAGGCCAAGCCCAAGGCCGCCAAGCCCAAGGCCAAGGCCGACAAGGCCAACAAGGCCGAGCAGCCCAAGGACCCCAACGCGCTCACGGGCATGGCTGTGGCCGTGCTGAAGGCGCTGGCCAAGGGCAAGGAGCTGACCAAGGCGCAACTGAGCAAGGTGACCGGGGGTCGCGTGACCTCCAAGCTGTTGGGGGCCGCCAACCGGGATGGCTTTGGCGTGCAGGGCGGCGGCTTGCTGGAGCGCGGCTTGATCAAGGCCGCCAAGCACGAGGACAGCCGCGCCACCGTGTACACGATCACCGCTGCCGGCAACAAGGCGCTGGCCAAGGCCAACGGCTAGCAGCCTGCCAGCCACCACCGCTAACCCGCATAAGCCCCGTAGCAACGCTACGGGGCTTTTATTTTCGACTGACGACGCCATAGGCTGTGGCACCACTGGCAGTTCTTAGGGCCGTTACAGGCATTGCAGTCGGGTGTGGCTAGCTTGCCAGCCGGGCAGCCGCAGCCAGTTGACCGTATCAATACTGAACGGTTGTTGATCACCAGCCTGCGCCCGCACTCACAACGCACAACCCACCCCGTGCCCGGCTGGAACCGCTCGACTAACAGATGCCCGAACCGCAGCCCTTGTAGCCCTTGCAGTGCCGCCCTAGATTGCGCGCGCACTGCGTAGACACGCGGCCAGCGCCGTTGGAGTTGCTCCCATTCCCGGTCGCTAATATCTACGGTTGGCGTGCCAGCGAACGTAATCTCGTAGGCAACGGTGCGCGCAGGCCATTCCAGATACTCGCCTAGCTTAGCCATTGTGCGCGTCACGTCCATGAAGCTGTCAAACCGCGAGTTGCGCGGCAACACAGTCAGCGCAGGGTACTTGGCAGCGAACTTGCTGGCTTCAGCACGCAACAGCTTCTTCGTCGTGCCCTGCCAGTACAACAAGTTAGCAGTCTGGTACTCGCCCCAATCCGGGTGGCGCGCTTGCATACGCCGCACGTGCGCGCCCAAGTCGAACTTCACCCAGATTGCCCACAGCGGTCTGTCGAACCGCAGTTGACAGGGAGTTAGGTCCGGCGGGCAACCAACGTGCCGATTGTAGTTCTTGCAGCCGCGCGGGTGCCCGTGATAGGCGCACGCGCACAGCCCCCAGACACGGTCATCCACAACAGGTGATATAACGGACCACGGCATGAAATTACCCCACTCAAAATACTCAGGGTCTATACAGCAGGCCGAGTAGTTGCGGCAGCGGCTTGCGGTAGTCCAGCAAGACCACAGCCCGCCCGAACTGGTTCTGCGCCTTGGCCAACACAGCTTGATTGGAATGGTAGATGCGCACGACGCTCTTATTAGGATCGAACGGCTTCGTGTTGCCGCGCCGCTGTCGCCTTGCAACAATGCGCTGAATACACACGGCCAACGGCGTGTCCAGGAAGGCGAACACGAACTGCGCGCCGTAGACCTCACTGTCCCTGCCGATGTTCCCGTAGCTGTTGCTGATCAACGCTCCCTCAAACAGAACGTGTCCCAGCTTTGCCAAACGCGTCACGCGCGGCCAGATTTCCGCGTAAGGCTGGATACTATCGCAGCCACCGCATTCGTTCACATAACTGCCGACAACGTAGAGCCGCGCACCGTTGCGCAACGTCATAACGTAGTTCTGCGGTCTACCGCGCTTATCCACAGACTCCGGCGTGGCGTGGTACTTGGCAAGCACCTGTCGTACGAGATAGCTTTTACCGCTGCCGTGCGTACCGCGTAATGAAATGATCACAGTCAGACTCCGCTGTACTTGCGCTTGGGCTTGCCCTGTCCCCACAGCATCCGTTCATACTTATCCCATTCGCACAGACAGTTCTGCGCGTCCTGCGCGTGCAGCAATACGGGCAACTGCCAGCGCAGCTCTTCCAACTTGGCTTGCCAGTCACTTTCACGCCATGCCGCGCCTACAGGCCGGGAATGCAAGCGGTTCATCCCACGCCGGCTGCCCGGCCCGCTGGCAGCCCAAGTATACCAGTCTGCGGCATTCAGTAAGACGGGCGTGTACTTTGTGTCCGCGATCACCTGCCCGGCCATAAAACCACTCACTCCGTTGAGGGTTAGCAACCGCTTTGCGAACGCGGCCAGCGTGTCCCCCGGCTGAGGAGTGATTGTTGCACGGCGCTCCCACGCCGGCACAAGCACGCGGCGCAGCACATATTCAATCTTGTCCATTGCCACGCCGTTTGTAGACACGATGTAAGCGCCGTTGAACACCGTGTTCCCTGTCCGGCGCAACCGTCGCAAGCAACGCCGCGTCTTGGTCACTGACCAGTCGGCGTCCACAGGTAACACGGCCAGCGTGCTCGGCAGGTTGAACAACCGCGCCATGAGCATGTAGAACCAGCAGACTTCGGGCATTATAGCCAACGGCGCGCGCCAGTGGCTCGCTATCCACAGCGTCACCTTGTCGTGCTCGCGCTGCACGTTGCAGAAGCGGTACGATTGCAGGATGGGGTCGTCCGTCCAGGGCTTGGACGCGCCCAACTGGCGGACACGCCGTATATGCTCCCGCTCCGTGATCCAGTAGGCCAAGCGGTGCAGCGGGTCCAGCTTGCGTACAGCTTGCAGATTCATACAGTCCTCGACGTTAAGGGTTCAGTCTACGGCCGCGCGCGTTGCGCTCGCCAACCAGCTTCCCATACTCGAACGGGCTCATAGCCCCCTTCTCTTCGTTGCAACGCACACAGCTTGCCGCACAATTGAAGTCTACCGTCTTGCCGTGGTTGGCTACGGCAACAATGTGATCGCCCACCACCCCGCCGCCGCTACAGTCACAGCCGCAGTAGAAGCACCGACCGCCCTGCCGGCGCAGCGCCGCCCAAAGCTGCTCGTCCGTGAACGTGCGGGGTTGCACGGGTTCCACCTGACACGTGACCGCCCGGTAGGCGGCTTCCACACAGGCAAGATAGAGGTTGAATTCCTGGTATCGCCCTGTCTTGTCAGCGCGCTGGTACAGCCGATTCGGCGTGATTTTGATGCCCGTGCGCGCGTAGGTTTCCCTACGAATCTGCTCAAAGGTAGTCTCACGGTTCAGCACGGCCTGCATGACTTGCGGACAGAGCGCATTCGTGCGCTGCCACAAGACATACGGCGAACGGCAGCCCGCCTCGTACTTGCGCAGGCAGTAGGCCAGCATCTTCAAGCAGGCAAGCTCATCGGTGTTCCACCGCAAGATCCTACGTTGCGCCCTGTAGCGGCTCATGCGGGGATTGCCTCCAACACAGTGCAGCCATGCGGCTCATCCGTTACGACGGCTAGTGTACCGCCACAGGTGCAGAGGTAGACTTCCAGACTGATTGAACTGTTTGGGACAAGCAAGCTGCACGCCGGGTCTAACCCGACAACAACGTCCAAATCCCAATCCCAGTCCCACTGCTTATCGCACCAGCTACAAGTCATATCGCCATTCCTTTGCTCCATGTTTCGGTATGGTACTCAACGCTGACAGGCGTTGGCAAGCCGATGTCATTGCCGCCCTGCTCCATCAACCGTTTGATGCGCCTGATCTTGGGCAGGTTTGTCTTCCAGGGCTGCGGGCCGGTGCCCTTGGGGAAGTCGAACACCAGCTCGTCATGAACCTGCATGATCATGCGGTACTCGCCGCCCAGCGTGCGCAGGTATTCGTAGCACCTGATCATCGCCTTCATCATCCACCACATCGCCGTTCCCTGCACGTGATAGTTCAGCGGCACAGTGGGTTGAATGCCGCCCCACGCGCTACGCGAGCACAGCAGCGGATAGCCGCGCTCAGGGTCAACCGTCCTGTCGGGCATCGTCTCGACGTAGCCGTGCTGCTCGGCGAAGGCAATCATGCGCTCATTGAGCTGCTTGATCTTCTGGAAGCGCGCCTGCACCTTGGCTTGCCCGCCCGGCACGTGATACGCGCGGTCGGCCGTGCCGCTGGCTTCCACCGCGCCGTACTGCACTGCGAAGTTCCCGTTCTTCACCCACTGGTACAGCGTGGCCTTGTACCTGTCCTTGAAACTGACACCGTCGCGCAGGCACTCGTCGAACTTCTCGGGATACAGGACATGCGCCACTAGGAGGTGGTTGCTGCCGTAGTAGGGCGGCTCATCAGGCTGCTCAAACAGCGCAACCATTTCCGTTTCGCCGGCCTCGTAAGCCGGTATGCGCAGCTCGATATTCTTCGCGTCGAGTGACCACCACTCCCTGCCCGGCGCAGGCCCGAAACAGTAGCGCAGGTTGAACCCATCCTGCTTGCTGATGTTCTGCTCGTTCGGGTTGCTGCTGCTCCAGCGCAGCGTATCCGTACCCGTAGGATTGAGCGAGGGGTGCAGCACGAACCAGTCATTACGCGGCAGCGGCAGCCAGAACCGCGTGTACGATTGCAGGTAGTTCACCGCCGTCATGCGCTTGCGGTAGTCGCGCAAGCCCTGCACGAACTTGCGCTCGCGGCTGCGCTCGGGCAGCGTCACAAGCCAGTGTTCGAGGACGGTCTTGTCCATGCTGTCGTTGCCGCCCTTCGTGCGCTTGTTGGACTTCAGTCCAAGCTGCCCGTACACAACCGCTTTGAGCGCGTTGCTCGTGCCGCTTACCGGCAGGTCCGCTAGCTTGCCGCCGCTCAGGTTGATACAGACGCGGCGGCACTTGTCGGCCTCCAAGCGGTAGGTCTTGCTCAGCTCTTTCAACCGTGAGCCGCTCACCGTGACGCCGGTCTGCTCCATACTGACCACGATGGGCAGCACCTTCAGGCGCTCGGCATAGATGCGCGCCAGCCCACGCCGCTCAATCAGCTCCATCTGCCGCCTGTAAAGCGCGACCGTCGTGGCACTGTCGCCGTTGGCATACTCAGCGCACACCGTCCAGTAGGGATGGTCGGCAGGCTCGCCACGTTCGGCAGCCACGCGGCGCGGCAGCCAATAGTCGTTGCTCGCCGCCGAACCCTTGGCTGACGGCATACAGGGCAACCCGGCTTCGGCCAGCAGCCAATCCTCGTGCTCGCGGCGCGCCCAGCGCCGGCACTCATTCACAGCTTCCTTCAGAGCGACTTCCAGCGGCAGGATGTTCACCTTCAGGTACACCGCCGCCATAGTCGTCAGGTCGTGCGGCTGATTGCTGGCCAGCAGATGCCCGGCCAACAGCGTGTCGCGCACCTTGTTCCAGTCCCACTGTAGCTCCCAGCCGTGGTCGGCGAACAGCAGCCGCAACCCTGCATAGTCGAACTTGGGGTTCTGTAGCACGAGCAGGTCGGCACGGTTGATTGCCTCCTGTACTTCCTCAAGGTCTTGCTTGTTGGCTTGCACCCGGCGCGTGAGTGGGTCAACGTCCCATTCCCAATAGGTGTTCTGCCCGTCCTCGTCGCAGACCGTTACCAGGAACGGCCGCGCGCCGTGATACAGGTCCAGCCCGGTCGTCTCGGTATCGAGTGCGATTACCCTAGTCTTGCTCGGTGGTGGCTTAGGCACGCCCGAACTCCTTGATCCATTCCTGCTCGGTTCGCAGCGGCTCGTATTCCTTACTGCCTACGACCAGCCGCCAGTCGTCCCAAGGCGCGAACGGCCCGTCGTAGGGCGGCAGCCTGCGCAGCCCCGCAGCGCCCAGCACCGCGTCGCCGTGTTGCATGATGGCAGCATACTTCAGATGGTTCATCTCACCGCGTTCCACCAGCGCCTCGCTTCGGCCGCAGTGAATATAGGCATGGCACAGGTGGCACAGCGGCACGGCGCGCTCGTAGGTAGCCCGGCCGGCTAGGTAGTCCACCGCGTAGACCTCATGGGCTTCCAGCCACTTGCGCCACACCGCGTCGCCCTTGTAAACGCCACAGGCAAGGCAATGGTAAGCCGTGCTGCGATAGGCCGCCTGCCGCGTGGCATCCCACCACTTAGCGCCTAATACGACCCTTGGGGCGAGGCCGTGTAGCGGCCTTGGCACTTGCGGCAGCAACAGCAGGCGCGGGTCGGGCGTCCACAGCCGGGGCTTTACCCCCGCCCGGCGTAGCCGGTTTGCCAGCGAATCGCCCGCTTCCTTTGCACGGCCAGCATTTTTCGCCACGGCTACTGATCCCCGTTCCTTGGCAAGCGACGCATCGAGCTTGCGGCGGCTTGGGCATGATGGTGGTTAGAATGAGGGCGGCAGCCCCCGTCCCTGAGGACTGCCGCCAAGGTTCCCTCCCTGGAACTACTCGCCGCTCAACTCGCTCCAGGCGACCCCGCGATACAGCGTCTTGCCGTCGTCGAGGTTCTTGGCGTTGACCGTCTGCTTCTTCTCATCCACGGCCATGATTTCCACGTCAACCGGCTTCTTGGCCTTGGGCGGCTTGTAGCCGTAGACCTCGCCCTTGGCCGGCTGCCAGTCATCGGCGGCAGTCTCCTTCCCGTCGTCACCGCCACCGTCGCCAGCCGACTGGATCAGCGCAACCACGCCCGCCCAGTCGGCAGCGCTGTCGCGGTCGTCGTCGCTCACACCCGCCTCGCCGGCCAGTTCCGTCAGCCGCGTCTGCGCTTCCGTGTCACCACCGTCAGCGGCCTCGGCCAGCGCGTCCAGGTCGTCACCGTCGGTGGCAGCCTTCGGCGCGGGCTTGCCCTTGCCGGCAGCCGGCTTACCCTTGCTGGGAGCGGGCTCGTCGGGGGTGTCGTCCACCACGCCGGCGTCACCCTCCTCGGGAACGTACTCCGTCACGCCCCGCCACTCGTGCTGCACGCGCGGCTCACGGTTGGCATACGGCCCGCTGGTCTGCTTCTCGCCCTTCCAGGTGCGGAAGCGGAAGTGCGGCTGCGCTTCCTTGAGCGCCTCGGCAGCGGACTCCATTCCGTCGAGGTCCAGCTCCTTGGTATCAATGCCCAGCTTGCGCAGCTCGTTCATCGCCCATGCGACATGCTCGTCTACGGTTGAACGCTTGCGAGTGGGCGTGGCGCACATCGGCTCCATGATCTGCGTCCTCAGCCCGGCTACCCGCACCCCGTTCACGTCGGAGGGCGACACCACCACGCCGGCGGCGTAGAAGAAGTACTCGCCCTCGTTCTCGCCTTTCTTGTAGGTATCGAACTTGCATTCGACCAACTGAGCGATCCCGCCTTCAATACCGGCCGGCAGGTCGCTACCGGCACCGTAGTCGGTGTCGTCGTTCTTGTGGTCCTCGAACGCCTGTTGCGCGGCCGTGCCCAGCTTCGCAGCCAAGCCACTCTTCATCACTTTCTTCGGCATGACACTATCCTTCTACTAGGGTTGGGTTGAACACAAGCTACTTCACTGCATGGCTGCGCTCTTTGGCCAGCCGTACCTCCAAGCGATCGACGGGGATGCCTGTATTAGCCACGATCCCCAGCCGCACCTTGTCGCCGCGAATTTCGACCACTTCGACCTCCACGCGGTTCTCGCCCTCGCCAATCACCACAACCTCACCGACCTTGCGGTTCAAGATCAGCACGCTGCACGCTCCTTTCTACCGCCCGTTGATTAACGCCACGACCTTGTCATAGTCAGGGTCCACGATGTCCAGCGGCAAGCTGTGGCCTTTCGGCAGCCGAAACTTCGTGGTGAACACGTCGTCCGGTGCAACCCGCAGGCAGTATTCTACCCCTGCCACCTTCTGCTTGGTTGGCACCATTTTCGTGCCGACCTTCACTTCCTTGATCTCCGTCTTACGACGGATGAAGGTCTGTACAATGTAGTCGCAGGCCGGGTTCAGCCAACCGACGATGCTCGGCGTCAGCGCGCTGGCAACGTAGGGCATGAGCAGGTCGCTCTCAACCTCGGTGTTGAACTCACGCTCCTGCGCCACCACCACTACGTTCTGCGGCAGCGACAGCAGCGCCCGCAACAGTTCTTTGACCTGCAAGGCACACTGCCCCCACTGCTCGCGTGCGGCCATACCCCAGCTTCCTTGCGCTGGCAGCTCGTCCAGCCCCAAGATCTCCTTCAGTACGAGGTCCTGCAACCCGCTGGCATGGTCGAGCACCACCGTTTCGTAGTCGCTGGCCTGCTCCAGCAGCGTCCTAATCTGCCGGCTGTTGCTGACGATTACCGGGTTGATCTTCTTGCGGTACGCGGGCGTGTCAATACTGCGCAGCTCACCCGGCTGGCTGCCGCCGCTGCACACTAGCGCCAAGACTGGTCCAGGGAAGGTCGCCCAGAACGTGGTCTTGCCCGTCCCGGAGCGGCCGTAGACGTTCATCTTGATGCGCATGTCGCTCGGCCACGCGCTACTCGCCGCCGGGGCCTTGCGGCCCGCTGGCTTCATACTCTGCTTGGTTACAGTTGGCATACTGGTTCCTTGTTGCTAGAAGGGGATGTCATCAGTCGGTGCGGCTTTCGTCGGATCCACGCCGTAGCTCATCAGCCGCCACGTCAGGTCTTGTAGCCGGCCTGCCAGTTGCAGCAGGTCGCAGCGCACCTGCTCCACTGCGTTTAGCAGTTCGCCATGCGTGACGGGGCCGCAACCGTCTCGCTTGTCGTACTTGGTCGGAACTGGCTTCGTCCCGTTGGTCAGCGCCTCGCGCAGCGTGCGTTGTGCCTTGCGCTTGGCAGTGGTGGGCGGCTTTGGCATGGTCAGTTCCTTTCGGCCATGCCCCGCAGGTCGTCCTCGACCATGCGCGCAATCTGCTCGGCGACCTTGGAGACCGCTGACTCCTCGTCTCTGAGCCGGCGAATCTCCCGCATCAAGCGCCGAACCGACTCGTCGTCGTATTCCTCCATGCAGCCCGTCATCGCAGATGCCAGAGACTCCGGCATCGCGCCGCGCCCGACCAGCGCTCCCACCCCTGACGCGATCATCAGGCGTATCACTAGCACCCTGTCGTCGGGCACTTTCAGTATGAGGGAAACCGACGCTTCAGGGAAACAGTTGCAGATTACGACTGCAAACGACTCCACCTGCACGTCGCTAGCGCGGTACTGCTCAGTCATTTTCCAACTCCTTGAACAAGCGGTCGGTGCGCTCCAGTCCCAGCTCGCTGCCGGTGGCAAGGTACTCGTCCAGCTCGCTGCTGCCGCCCTCGGCCAGCACGTTGTAGATGCCGTGGGGCAATCGGTAGTGCAGCCCGCTCGGGCAGCATCGCCAAGGATCGTCAGGAGCAGCCGCAATCCACTCCCACCAGTCGCAGAGCTGCTCTAAGCACGGATCGAGGAACTCATGCTTGAACCGATCCACATCGGCCTTTGTGATCTCCACCAGCCACCGCATGAAGTACCACTCTGGTTCAGCGGTAATCAATCCAGCCAAGCGCGCGTAGAACTCGGCGGGCGTTTCCTTCTGCGTCTGCCGGATGCTGTTCTTGCCGCCGCTGAGCGGCCGGCGCACGACATTATAGCGGACGCCGGCCAGCGTAGCGTCGTTGGCCAGTATGCCGCTGCCACCCAGCGCGATGAAGTAGAACATCGTCTGCAGGTCGAACCGCAACTGATTGCGCAATTGCGCTTCGTTCACGTCTCCCTTTGTCTTGTGCTCAGGGAGATAAATGCGAGCGGACCGGCCCTTGCCGATCTGCTCTACGCCGTCCCACTTGCCGCGCAGCCGCGCGACGCGCCCCGACGGCAGCTTGTAGGGCACGTCGAAGACCCGCTCCTGCATCAGCGGCGTGCAGTTCTTCACGTCTGGGTGTTTACGCCAGTACGTGACGTAGACCGGAAACTGCCGCTCGCAGACGTTCGTCCAGTGGACGACCTGCTCTTGTTGCAGCGGGTACTTCCGGCACAGCTTGGATGCGTAGTCGTTCAGCGCGCTGGTCCACGGCGTGCCGTTGGGATTGCCACTACCTGCCCACGCCGCCTCGCAGACATGCCACAGGTGGCCGTATTCGATCCGGTGATTGAAGGTGTCGGCAGGCCGCAGCCCCTCGACTACCAGCAACCTAAACCGTTCGCGACAGCAAAGCCACCGCGAGAGCATGGACTGCGTCACGCCGTCCTCGATTGGCCCGCGCCACACGGTCGCACGCTTGCTACTCTTGACCGTTGGCATTGTCCACCTCCTCCTCGTCCGACTCCAGCGCCTCGCACAGGGCCAGGACGCTCGGGCTGACCACCGAGCCCATTGACGCTACGAGCATCCGCAGCTCGTTGGCCACGATCTTCAGACCGGCCCGCAGCCGCCGAATGCTGTTGAGCGCCTTCGGCCCGGCAGCGCGGGGGAACTCAATGCCCAACGCCTGACACGCTCCGCCCACGTTCGCCGCCGTGATGGGCCGCCCCATCCGGTGCGCCGCGCTGTTGGCCAGCGTGGTCTTCGTCCACTTGCCCTGCTCGACCTCCTGCTTGTGTTCGAGGAGGAAGTCTTCAAGCACGCGCTCATCCTTGCGGTTGAGCACGTTTCGCACGACCTTCTCCTTCTTGGAGGGTTCCGCGACTGGCACCACCTTCTTGACCATGACACGCTCCTTATGCTAGACACCCTACAGAATCTCGTCGTCGCACCGCGCAACGAAGAGGATACCCTCACTGTTCTTGGTAAACCGCTGGCCATTGTAGACCAGCGCACGGTCGCCGTTCAGGTGCATGACCCGCGCGATCTCATCTACCGCCGGCTGGACAGCTTCCTCCACGCATCGCAACTCATCCACCAGCGCCTTACGCTTGGCGTCTAGGTCTTGGTACGCCTTGCAGGCTGCCACGAGCTTGTCGCGCATGTTCATGCGTGGTTTCCTTAGATTGACTGCCGGGTGCAAAACCAACACTATTATAAACCGTCGAGCAGGTCGCTTGCGGCGTCGGCCAGTATTGCGACGGTGCGTTGCACGGCCAGCCCGCGCTGGCTGACGTCGGCGCGTAGAATCGCCGCCGGATGA